AGGACTTTTAACTGTAACAGTTCTGTCATCCTCTCGTTTCGCTGCTGCTGTGTCATGGTTGACCACTTCTTTAAGTCGTTCACTGTTCTTAGGCATGATCTACAATATCCTTTATCGTTATCAAAGTTACATTCTAAAGTACAAGGGGTTAAAGGGAGTTCATTACTGTTGGGCATAGTTGACATAAGATATCCTTACATTGCTGTGCAACAATCCTGTGCTCCTTCTGTGTCTCAGGTCCAGTACGTAGCTGCACGTAGTGAATCCATGACCTCAGAGTACCATTCATATACATCTTACTCATGGTCAAACCCTCTGGCAATACCTTACGTGCTACCTCCTTCGCTATACCTGCCCGTAAAGCCCCTTTATAGGCTCTCTGTGCGGTTTCTAGTACCTCTTGCTGGAGGTAGTACCAGTTACCCTTCAGAACCTCGTCAGCAGTCTCTAAAGAGGCTTGACGATTCTTCGTATCTTGGAGGCGTGCCTCTGAGGTAACGAAGTCAGTGCTCTCAGCGTAACGTTGGCTGAACTCTTGGAATGTAAAGCTACGATGACGCAAGATCTGACGAGCGATATCCCTGGTACAATTAATCTCCATACAAACGTTAACCATCTCGAAGGGTGACCAGTGCTGGTGCTTGATTAGGTACTTGATCAGCTTCTCATAGTCTGGGTTATCCTGATTGGCAGGGTTGGACACTCGAGCCATAGCTGCAATGTATCCTTCCATGCCCTCAGTAGACCAGACAAGCTTAGCACTAGCATGTACACCTGAGCGTAGCGAACCACTAACAGAGACATCTTCCTCTGTAGGGAGGTTCTCCGAACCTAGATCTACATCATAAGGTACACCTGATACCCTTACCATTACTTCCAATCCTCATGACTCTGCTCTCGAAGAATCAGAGCGTCACCCTCAGCATCACGAGAAAACAAAGTGATTGTAAACTCCTGGTGATTTTTACCATACGTAATGACGATGTCACGTACAAAGCTACCACTGAACTGCTCTTTGATATCACTCAGTTCTATCTTCTTAATATCATGTACATTAGTATACATTATTCTATCTCCTGTTTCATTTTACGATAACCATCAAGCTCATACACTCTACAGAATGTATCCCATAGACTACGACAACGCAAGTCTAAGGTCTGCTCGATACCCATAATCATATTAGATATCTCATCTTCTGTCAAGGGTTCAGCACCATCTAAGACAAGTTTATTTACAATCTTAAGATCTTCTGCAGTTGCCCAGACATTCATTATATCTTGCTCTAAATCAAATCGATCACTCATACTCACGCTCCCTCTCTTCGCCTGTAAGGTACTTCACTCGCAATAATATCTCATGAATATCATTTCTAGCTTGCCTGATTTCAAAGTCTACCTCAGACAATAATCCAGGGTTCTTAAGAATATACTCATGTATATAATACAAATCGTCTTCAATCTCTTTACGATAATCGAACATAATGTTATCGATACTCATGATATAACAGCTCCTATAGTCATACCCAACAGGGCAATCATAGCTACAAACCAGATAAAAGTCAATAGACTTGACAACGCAAACATAATTATTTTCATTCTAAAACCTCCACGATTCCATCAGTCTGAATCCAGACATGAGCACCACAAGACAAAGGTTTATCAGGACTGTATACAATCTCTGAATCCCCATGAATCTTTACCTTATGAGCATACACATTACTCTTATATGTCTTCACTGTCAAGACTGGTAAAGATAAATTTTCCTTACGATTCTTTTTAATATTGTGCTGGTTCACATGTACAATAGTTTTCATTATGCCACCTTTACAAGTTTAATAACCTTCGCCTTCGACGTACCATGATAAGGGTATGCAATGACCTTGACATTCTTGGACCAACACGCACGACAATCACCACACTTACCTTCACGAGTGTAAGCTTCACACTCTACAGTGTCACTAGGTCTACTAGTAGGATACTTCGCATATGGCACAATGACACTAGAAGTCATAGGCGTATCAAGACACTCACCAGTGACACTATCACTAGACAAACGAACCACTACATTAGACAAACAAGACATGTCAAATAGTACATCTTTGAACTTGTCAAACTTATACATGCGAGTAGGAAACCAGTGTTCAGTCTTAGGTGTGCGTCGCATTACTTCGAGAATCTTTAAAGCTAACTCTCGATGATAACAATCGCCACTATCGAACCACCTAAAATAAGGGTCTTCGCCTATAGCATCAACCATTCTATCACACCAATCATCATTCTTCCAATCTTCTAGGTTACGTGCTCGCACTGCCTTAACATTGGAATAAACATAATTCCCACGTCTAGCATAACAAAACTTACATGCGTCTACTGCTTCGCCATCGTCACCCCTAGCGCCAGGACAAGTGTCCCATGCCTGTAGTGACCAGCTATAACAGCCTAGCTTACTAGTCTTCGATAACATGATGCAATACTCCTATAAAGGTTTACTGCTTGCTACAGACCACCGATGATCTGGTGGTTTCGTCTATTAAAGACTCATCAGTGTAGCTTAGAAGTGTACAGAGTGATCTGCTACCACAAGGTTAACATTCCAATTCTTAACCCATTCCACTTTACCAGTCGCTGCATGCTGGAATTTAACCCAAAGAAACGCATTTGTCAATACTTTACCATTAATTCTTTTGCCCTTACTATTGTAGATAGATAGGAAGCGACCACCACGATTGCCAAGGATACGATTAAACTTAACAGATACTTTGAAGAGCTTGATCATTTGAATCTCCTAAAGGTTAACTGCATTGTTTACTGCATGATTGAAGTATACTGCTTTGGTGCTGCTTTGTCTACTAGGGAAAACCCTTACTGCTTGTTTTTTACTGCTTTGTTGCTGTCTTGCTATGGGTGTATAGTATCCTCTAAAGGGTGCTTTGTCAACTCTTTTCTTCATATCCTGACTAGATTACTCAGGTACTGCATTGTTGCTCTGCAGCATGGCATAGTTCTTGCCTAGCAGCTTCCGTGCCAGAATAACCATACCGGGGGAGGGGTTAATAAACAACGTGGTAGCGTTAGGGTGCTCTTCAGACACAAAAGAGAGCAAAGTAGAAAACACTATATAATTAATGTAATTGTATAATGAAAGAAGAGTAGGTAGTTCTGCATAAATACCTGCATAATCAACTGGTTAGGATAATGAGCACTGCGAAGCAGCCTAGATAACGAAATAGAGCACTACGAAGTAGCCATGTATAAAATAAAAGTCTTAAAGTACTTGACTTTTCCTTAAAAATATGCTATAATAAAAGGCATGTAATAAGTAACTATGCAGCACTAAGTACCCTAAATATAATAATCATAATTTAATCTACTTACAGTCTGCATAGTAGTACTAAGTAATACTTAGAATAACTTAATATGGAGAAACACATTGTGTCCATAGACGTAAAGACTGAAGTCGTTGATGTTTCTTTGTCCCCTGCTACAGAAGCACCCGTCCCTGTTGTCAAACCCAAGGGCAAGGGTGGTAGACCAAAGAAGTCAGCGATACTTGAAAAGACAAAAAGACCTAAGCGTGGTAGACCTATTGGTGAAGCTGGTAGGATCAGGGAGTTTCATGCTAGGTTGTTAGCTACTACTGGTGATAAGGTCATTGAGACTATCATCAGGAAAGCTCTGAGTGATGAAGACAAGGACCAGGTTGCTTGTCTAAAGATGTGTGTGGATCGTTTGCTACCGATCAGTTATTTTGAAAAGGAAAAAGGATCAGGAAGAAACGCTATCAACATTACGATCTCTGGCATTGGTGGATCAACAGTGATCGAGTCAGAAGATTCCACAGAAGACTATATTGACATGGAAGAAAATGATGGATCTACAGATTAAACTGCTACCCTGGCAGCAAGAGGTCTGGAACGATCCTAGCAGGTTTAAGGTTATAGCGGCAGGGCGACGTACAGGGAAGAGTAGACTAGCGGCATGGTGCTTGATTGTAGAAGCACTGCAGGCAGATAAAGGTCACGTATGGTATATCGCACCTACGCAGCAGCAGGCACGAGATATTATGTGGCAGCAGTTGCTGGAACTAGCACACCCTGTCATATCTGGTAGTCATGTAAATAACATGCAGGTGAAGTTAGTCAATGGGTCTATGATTAGCTTGAAGGGTGCAGATAGACCAGAGACAATGCGTGGTGTCGCATTAAAGTTTATTGTCCTCGATGAGTATGCTGACATTAAACCACAGGTATTCGAGCAGATTCTAAGACCTGCCTTAGCAGACTTAAAAGGTAAGGCAATCTTTATCGGTACACCTAAAGGTAGGAACCACTTCTACGACATCTATAAGATGGGTAAGAGTGGTAATGAGAAAGACTGGAAAGCTTGGCACTTTACTTCGTTAGACAATCCTCTTCTTGATCCTGAAGAGATTGAGATTGCCAAGAAGTCTATGTCTTCCTTTGCGTTTAGGCAAGAGTTCATGGCTAGCTTTGAAGCTCCTCAGTCTGAGTTGTTTAAAGAGGAGTGGATCAAGACAGCAGAAGAAGATGAAGAACCTGCTAATGGTGATTACTATCTAGCAGTAGACTTAGCTGGTTTTGAGGATGTAGCAAAGAATGCTAGTAACAAGAAGAAGCATCTGGACCAAACAGCTATAGCGATAGTCAAGGTACATGAAGGTGGTTGGTGGGTAGATAAGATTGATTATGGCAGGTGGGATATTAAAGAGACTGCCAACAAGATTCTTAAGCATGCCAAGGAATACAACGCATCAATAGTAGGGATAGAACGTGGGGCATTGAAGAAT